AGGCCGTAATGTCAACGGTGATTACATTATCAACTGGAAACGTAGGGGCAGGGTAAGTGCCGAGTGGCGTGATTATACGGACATACCGCTGGGTGAGGCCGCCGAGAGTTACGAAGTCGATGTGATGGATGCTACTTTTACTACGGTAAAACGCACCATTGCGGTGAGTACCAATACCGCTACCTATACCGCAGCCCAGCAAATCGCAGATTCCGGTGAAATTTCATCCACGCTTTATCTCAGGGTCTATCAGATCAGCGCCGTTACAGGCAGGGGCTATCCGGCACAGGCATCATTTGTATTGCCGATCGCATTCAGCTCAACGCAGTGGCGCATCTACGTGACTGCGCAATACGGCGTATTCACCTGGCTGGAAATACAGGAAGTCGAAATGATGGCCACTGTTGGTGGTGCAGACCAATGTTCCGGAGGAACTGCCAGCGCAAGCACTACGTTATCTGCCGGATGGGAAGCATCCAATGCCTTTGATAATACGTCGGCAACCTGGGGCAGTGCCAATGCAGATCCTCCGCACTGGATTCAATACACCTTTGCCGCCCCTGTTAGCGTGCTGGCGTTTGCTATCACTGCAAATGCTTTCAACAAAAGCCCAAGGGCGTTTGCACTGGAGTTCTACAACGGGTCGACATGGGTCAGGATATTTTCAGTATCGGGGCAATCATTCAGCACCAATGAGCGGAAAACTTATGCAGTTTAAGGATATATCATGAGCAACAGTACAACATTGCTAGACAACATCAGCGCTTCGCAGTCATCCAAAGAAAGCACGGCGAATGCCTTATTCGACGCGCTCAGCCCAGCAATCATATTCGGCCGCAGGGCGTCAACCACTACCGCGCTGACATGGGGGTATTATGGCGGCCGCCTACTGGTGGATGGCGTGCTGACGGCGATTGATAATGGCGCGATTTCACTGACAGCATCAACAACCAATTACGTTGAAGCGAGCCGTGCCGGTGTCGTCAGCAAAAATACGACAGGATTCACACCGGGCAGCATACCGCTTTATACCATCGTCACCGGTACTGCCACTGTAAGCAGTTATGTCGATGAACGTGCCTGGGTCAATCCGGCACATATAGATCACAAAGTAAGTTTCACGGTCACTACAGCTAACGTGACGTTGAGCGCGGCACAAGCGAGAGGTGATTTGCTGGTTATCACCGGCACGTTGACTGGGAACCGTAGCGTGATCGTTCCTAATAACGGTAAGTGGCACATATTCAACAATACATCAGGGGCGTATGACCTCACGGTAAAAACGGCTGGCGGTACTGGTATCGCGGTCACTCAAGGCGCTTATGCGTTACTGTACGCAGACGGAACTAACGTGGTGAAGATTGCCGATTCTGGCGGTGGTTATACGTTGCCTATCGCCGCAGCCGGTACTTTAGGTGGTATCAAAGTCGGCTCAGGTTTGAGTATCGACGGGGATGGCATATTAAGCGTTACGTCCGGCGGTACCGGCACTATCGGTCGCCAAGCGATACCTATTTCCGCAGGTTCAATCAGCCCGTCATTTACTGGCGGCTGTTCTGCGCTGACAAAAATTGCATCTGCCGCCAATCAGCCTGATATTGTAACGCTCGATTTCGACCCCACTACGCAGGAATACGCACAATTTAGTATAGTCATGCCAAAGAAATGGGATGAAGGTACGATCACGTTCAAGGCGCACTGGTCACATGCGGCCACTACAACAAATTTTGGTGTGGTATGGGATTTGCAGGCAGTAGCCGTCGGCGATGATGATGCGATTGCCGTGGCTTTCGGCACCGCGCAAACCAGTACCGATACCGGCGGTACAACCAATGATATTTACGCCAGCCCGGAATCGAGCGCAATCACGGTGGCTGGCACTCCTGCGGCAGAGGATACGGTATTCTTCAGATTGTCACGTGTAACCGGTAACGGCAGCGACACAATGGCGATTGATGCCAGGCTGCACGGCATTACGCTTTACATAACGACTGCCGCAGAAACCGATGCGTAAGGATTAAAGATGCTTCCGTTCCCATTTCAATCAGGCGGTTTAGGTAGAGGTAGTCAGAATGCCGTGAGTGCTGACCCGTACTTTTCATATGTAAAAGCATTGCTGCATTGCGATGGTGCCAATAACAGCACGACTTTTACCGATAGTTCCAGCATCAATAGAACTATGACTGCGCAAGCGCAAGCCAAAATAAGCACCACACAATCTAAATTCGGGGGTGCGTCAGCTTCATTTGATGGGAGTGCCGATAGGGTGGTAAGCGCCGCTTCGGCGGATTTCGTGATGGGTACCGGTGATTTTACTGTTGAATGCTGGGTGTATAAGAGTGGCGGCGAAACATATCCGCGACTGGTGTTCTTCGGATCTACCGGATGGAACTCAAATGATTCATGGGGCTTATTGGCTGGTACGGCGGGCAATACCAATAAAGTAATCCTGACTTCATACAAGATGGGAGCCAGCGATTTAATTGTGTCTACAAGCAATTTATCTGCAGCCTGGACTCATGTAGCCGTTACCCGCGAAAGCGGGGTATTCAAACTATGGATTAACGGCACGCAAGAGGGATCGAATTCAAGTTACACCGGAACGGCAATAGAGGATTCTTCAACAAACTATTTATCGGTGGGCTGTAGTTATAACGGTGGTGGCGGTGAAGCCTTACTGGGGTATGTTGATGATGTCCGTATCACAAAAGGCGTGGCCAGATATACGTCAAATTTTACGCCGCCAGCATCGGCTTTTCCCAACTCATAAAAGCAGTAAATAAAAGCCGCTAAAGCGGATGTTAAATAAAAAAAATATAACCAAGGAAGACTCATATGCAAAGGAGCCAATATAAACAAGTAGACCCATGAAAGGGGTTTGTCGTGGATGAACACGCAAAACATGTAATTGATGCAGTATCGATTGGCGGGGTGATTGCAACCATTTCCGGATACCTGCCTGCGCTGGCTGCATTATTTTCAATAATCTGGACTTTGATCCGCATATACGAAACCAAAACCGTACAAAGGTGGATCAAAAAATGAAGAAATGGTATCGATCAAAGACGCTTTGGTTCAATGCCATTGTTGCCGCTTTAGTTGCGCTTGAAGCCAGTCTCGGTCAGTTGTCATCTTTTATCCCGGCTAACTGGTACGCAATACTCGCCATCATTTTGCCGGTCGGTAATGCAATCCTGCGTGTCATATCCACGACGGGGATAGGCAAATGAAACTTACCGACCATTTTATGCTTGCCGAGTTTGTCACTTCAAGTGTTGCCTTGCGCAACGGCATTAAAAATATCCCTAGTCCTAACATCATAGGAAATCTTAAACAAACAGCAGAAGGGTTGGAAAAGGTAAGGGCGCTGCTTGCTAAGCCGATATTCATCACGAGTGGATATCGGTCACCAATACTCAACAGGTTCATTGGTGGCTCGCCTAGCAGCGCTCATTGCCTTGGTTATGCAGCCGACTTCAAGTGTCCGCAATTTGGAACGCCTGATGACATTGTACGCAAGATTAAATCAAGCGATATCCAATATGATCAATTGATATGTGAGGGCGGTGTGACTGGGTGGGTGCATATTTCATTCGATCCTAATATGCGCAGACAAACACTTAATGCTTTATTCGACAATAGAGGTAAGGCTAGCTATAGGGAGTTTGTTTGATCATGGCTGACTTGATAATTGATATAGCACTCAAAGAATGGGCGACATCCAGGCAATCAGAATACATCGATGCCGTCAATAAACATAAATCTTACAGCAAGGCGGCTTTAAAACTGGGGATTAAGCGCCAGGCACTGCAAAGCGGGTTGATTGCAGTGCGTAAAAAGGCTGCGCTGCAAGGTTATTCGCCCAAGCATAATATGACTAGAATCGTGCCAGCGCCGTTCGTGGTGAAGGGTGTATCAACTTATTACGATAAAGAAGGCAAGCCAAGCGGGCAGTGGGTGAAATCCCAGCTGGATGCGGAGCAGCGTGAGCAGGTTATTCGTGATTTTATCGAATCATTGGCCGCCGACATCAAGGGACTTGCCCCAATTATCCAGCCACCAAAATTCTCAAACGACGATCTGATGTGCGTTTACCCGCTAGGAGATCCGCATTTTGGTATGCATGCCTGGTGGCAGGATTCAGGTGATGATTTTGATTTGAAAATTGCTGAAGAATTAACGTTTGGCGCGGTTGACAGGCTGGTTGAATCTGCGCCTTTTTCAAAAAGTGCCTTGATTCTTAACCTTGGCGATATGTTCCATGCCGATAACCAAAAGAATATTACCAACTCAGGACACCAGCTGGATGTGGATGGCCGCTGGGCCAAGGTGCAGCAAGTGGGATTGCGTTCAACGATCCACTGCATCAAGCGCGCGCTGGAAAAGCATGAAAAAGTGATTTTCAGGATTAATCGCGGTAATCATGACGGCCATAGCTCATATGCGCTGGCTTTAATGATCAGCTGCTATTTTACAAACGAGCCACGGGTTGAGGTGGATCTATCGCCTTCAACAACCTGGTATTACCACTTCGGTAAGGTGCTTATCGGATCCACTCATGGGGATACGATTAAAGGTGCTGATATGTTGAGTGTTATGGCGGCAGATAAGCCCCATGAATGGGGTGTTTCCAATCACCGATATTGGTATGTAGGTCACGTTCACCATCAAGATACAAAGGAATATCGCGGTGGCATAGTCGAGTACTTCAGGACACTGGCTGCACGCGATGCTTGGCATGCCGGGCAAGGTTATCGCGCCGGCCGCGATATGTGTTTAATCGTATTACATAAAGAACATGGCGAAATAGAGCGGCACCGTTGCGATATAGCCATGCTGCAAAAACCGGAAGATGCATCAACTTGAAATAAATCAAACGTTTAACCAAACTTGAAGGGATTTATCATGAGATTCATCATCGCACTAATTGCATTAATTGTTTCATTTTCCGCAAATGCAGAAGTGAAGTATTTGCATTACAACTTCA